ACTTCCAAAGGGAATGATAGATAGGTGGGTTAGTGTCGATGGGGACGGACGATAGTCAAATCGCCAAGCAAATGGCAACCGATGCCAAGCTGAAGAATATGCTCCTCAATATTCCCGAGGACCATCGGGGTTTTACCCAGTCCGAACTGGCCGAAAAGACAGGGATACCGAGGCGTACTTTAAGGCGAATTGAGACCGAGGCGATAGGTAAGCTGACAGACTACATCGCCAAGTTTATAGAGGGCGAGGGTTCCGAGTAAATGGCCACTTTGAGAGGGGAAATCCGTAGCCTGTTTGACCGGCTACCCGAGGGTGAGTTTTCCCACCACAATGATGTACTCAATCCACTTTGCCTAATCGTGGCCAAGTTTATTGACGATACAGAACAGGCGGTTCAGGTAGTCGAACGAATACTCCAGCATACTTCCCACCGCTCCCATCAGTCGAATGAAATTAGAAACTCAATAACTGGTGCGCATAACCGCCTTGCCGATCCGAACAGAATAACTGTTAAGCGAGTAAGGACCGAGGTTGATCAATCACTCCAAAAATCCTCAATCGGATATGCTGGCCTATTCGATGAATATTCCCTCCGATCCGATGCCATTCCAAAGAATGCGGCGGATGCGTTGGGCGGCCTGTTCGACCCCGAGGATGTAATATTCGTACAGCCCGAGCTATTTAATAAGCCACTAGAATATTGTAACCGAGTGGATACCTGGACAAAGCACGACCTCTCCCAATACCAGTACACCACTTACAACCCGTCAGTCGATCAGCCTAACGGCAGAAACGAACAGAATCTAAAGTGCCGAAAGTATTTACTCCACGAAATTGATGACAAGGGGATCTCATTTGAGCAACAGCTTGGATTTATCCAGCAACTCGAAAATATCGCCCCCCTCAAGATGATCGTAAATTCAGGAGGTAAATCACTCCATGCATGGTTCAAATGGGTTCCAGGTAAAAGGGATGAATTTCTTACCCTCTCACAAAAGCTGGGTGGTGATTCTCGATTTGCCAACTCCTCTCAGCTTTGCCGGCTTCCTTGGGGGACTCGCAGAAAAGAAGGGGAAAGGTATTCCGCCATTCAACCGATTCTGTTTTGGCGGGAATGATCGATTCCCTACTTAAAGCCCAAATCATTCGGCGGTTTATTAAATTAGGAGTACCCACCACTCAGGCTTTACAAATTTCCTTAAAGATGGGCGAAGGTAAAAGCGTTTTCATTGTCAGAAATAGCATAAATTTAAAGCCCACAATAATTTTAACAATAGGTAGAAATCCAACAAAATAATAACATGGCCAAACGAGAAGACTATATAAACAAAAATACACTATCAACCGCCGATGAGGTGGATCGATTTCTTGCGGGTAGATCGCCCACCCAGTCATTCCAAGAACCGATCCCTAGCATCGATATTAACGAGGTCTATGATGATCCATTACCCGCTCCCGAATTTATCGATCTATTCCAAGTCATGGCGGATGCCTCCGATCCTTCCACCCTTCCACCGGTACTAATTGATACCATTCTCCATAAGGGCTGTAAGATGATACTCTCAGGCTCATCGAAGGCGGGTAAGACTCTTGCCCTAATGCACCTTGGCCTTGCCGCCGCTAATGGATTAAGCTGGATGGGGCATAAGATTAACCAGGAGTGTAAGGTTGTATACCTCGATTTCGAGCTTGTCCCCCGCCTCGCCAAGGAACGAATTAAGGAGGTTATTAATCACCCCGATAATAATTACACCCCCACTACAAATTATCGTTATTGCGGTCTCAGAGGACAGAACCGGTCACTCGATGAACTGGCACTCCACATCCAAAACCTTAAAGACTTCAACCCCGACCTCGTAATTGTCGATCCGTTCTATAAATTAGGCGGGGAATATGATGAAAATGATGCCGGTTCAGTCTCCGCAGTCCTCAACAAAATGGAACGATTCTCCGAGCAATTAGGCTGTGCATTCGTATATGCCCACCACTTCTCCAAAGGAAATAAATCAGAAACCGATCACATCGACCGGGCATCAGGTTCAGGGGTATTCGCAAGAGATCCCGATGCTATCCTTACCCTCACCCCCCACGAGGAAGAATATCACCTAGTACTCGAAGGTACGCTCAGAAACTTCCCAACCCCCGATAAACAGGTAGTCGAATTTTCTTGGCCGAACTTCATCCATAAGCCCGACCTCGATCCCAACCTAAGAAAGCCAGGACAGGCCGCAGAATCAAAAAAGTTAAACGAACACCTAGCCGATAAATTACTCGGCTTGCTGGAAAAAGATTCGATTATGGGCTTTAATGTAATGCGTTTGAAGCTTCAGGATTTAACGAATAATGAGATTACTAAGGAACGATTGAATAACATTTTAAAGCACCTTAAAGGTAAAATTGATATTAAAAAAGGTAGTAGAGGGATCGAAAATATTTACTCTGCCAAGCTCAAGTTGCGGTAGGATAGTGTACTAACGCAGTAGAATCTGAGTAGTAGTAGGTGAACTATATATATACTACTACTACTACTAGTGGAAAGACAGGCTGTAAGTAGTGGTAGCTCGCGCTTACCCAAAGGCGTAGGAAGCCGCCGTTTGGGATAAGCCCGCCCCCGACAAGCGGTGAACCGCAACCACTACATTATCAGCCTTCAAGCTCGATCGGATAAAAGAATAAAAATGGGAAGCATCGACTAGGTTAATAAGGAGGGCAGTCGATTAAGATCCAATGCCGTCAAGGAGGAATAAGGTCATCCTGTCTGCAATCACAGAAAAGAGGGCATTCGATGGAAATCCAATGCCGTCAAAGAGGGCATTCCAAGGAATGGCGGGATTGGCGGTCTTATGCCCTAGCGTGGTAGATTGGATGTATCGAAGTTAAAAGACAGCCCTGTGTGCCTTCTTGGCGATTATTCGGGCTATCTTGAGATTATATGTCGGTGGTACTTTACCCTAATATCTTAAATATTACTTTCAAGGCGATAAAAAAGCATTCGACTATTAAATCTCGTTCGAGGAAAAAGAAGAACAAAGTCAGGAGAGCATACCACTCTCGTTGATGGTTATGTATCGGTGACTTCTGCCTCGATGATTTTTTCATCTTTCAGATTGGCAAGCTCGGCTCGGATCTCATCGAGGCTCAAAGATTTCTTTACTTCAATGACCTGGGTAGGTTCACCTTCATACTGCCTGTGCTTGTCGATTAAGATGCCCGTGGCGATTGGTAGGACTCCTGATGGGATTTCATCGTCATTCAGCTTCGTTATGAGCTTTTCTACCGCAAGATGGGTAGCAGTTCCAATTAAGGCTCGAAGGTGCTTCTTGGATTCCTTCAGCGTATCACCCTCACGGGATTTAACGATAGCTATGGTATGCGGTGAAACCTTACAAGTCTTGCATATCTGTTTGATCGTTGATCCTTCTGCCAGCATCTTAACAACCTGGGCATAATCTTCCGGTCTCTTATCGAAGAACTTCTGACCTGTGAAGATGTTCGGACAGGCTTCCTCGGTCTTCAGATTAGCCGGAAGGTTCTCTGCTTTCTGATATATTCTCGGTCTTTTTGTAGGCATAAAATCAATCGGTGAGATAAGTTGAGAAAGTAATCTCAATAAGGAAACAGTCAAGAACAATTAGACATAATGCTTATTGTGCGTAGTCGGTTTTACTGACAATCAACGACTTACGGAAATCTGTATGCGATTTCTGACTTTGACAGGGGGGGGAGGGGGGTCGGATTTCGCGGCCCGCCGATCACCGCGACCGATTGTAGCCCATAAAAAAATTTCCACCAATTGCCCGCCTCCGAAGCTTTTTTTCCCCGAACACGCTTTTTCGGATATTACGCAAGGTACGATTAATTAATATCGATAATCCACCCCTCGTAAGTACTTGGTAATCAGTATGTCCGAACAAAATTTCACTAATTTTAACTAATTGCGGCCAATCGTGTTGATAATCTGTTATCATTAAGCCAATGCCTCTCACCTGGACACCGCACCCCGCCTTACCGCCTCTGACAAAATCGGAGATGCTGTCCATGTCCGCTGAGTCAATCCTCGCATATTATGAGACTAGAGAGGAAGCAATCGCCAAAGAGAAAGACGATCCATACCGGCATGGCTTTGAACTGGATACCTGGAAGCGGGCAGATGATCAGCTAAAGACTCACTCGGAAATCCTCGTTATGGGCGGGAATAGAGCTGGAAAGTCTGAATGGGCGGCCAAGCGGGTAGTCCAGTCACTCGTAGAAAACCCCGGCACGATCATATGGTGTCTTACAGAGACTTCGGCCAACAGCATACAATTTCAGCAGAAACTAATATTTAAATATTTACCTAAAGAATTTAAGTCCTTGGGTAGAGGAAAAATTGGGTATGTCATGTACAGCCTTCGTAATGGCTTTACTGCCTCTAAATTTACTCTGCCCAACCGCTCTGAATGTATTTTTAGATTTTGGCAACAGGACATTTCGACAATCGAAGGTGGAGAGATTGGTTCACCTCAAGTCATTGATGATCAAACACATAATATCGGATATTGGGCAGATGAACTCGTACCTATGTCGTGGGTAAACACACTTCGATTTCGCACCGTAACCCGCAATTCCAAGGGAATTATCAGCTTCACCGCAGTAGACGGATGGAACAGCGTAGTAAAATCGATGCTCACCGGTGCCCGCACCATTGAGTCAACGAAAGCGGACCTATTAAACGGCGAAGAAGTCCCCCTCGTCCAACAGCCCATCCGCAAAGCCAGTTCTGTGGTTTACTTTCACACAGCGGCGAATCCCTTTGGCGGCTGGGAAGCAATGAAGAATCAATTAGAGGGTGAGAAGCGGGAAACTATCCTTTGCCGGGCTTATGGAGTGCCTGTTCGCCAATCGAGAGCCATTTTCCCGAATCTTACCGACAAAAACTTCTGCACCCCCGACAAGCTCCCCGATTTCAAAGAAGCCAATTGGGTAATGTCGATTGATCCGGCGGGAGCAAAGCCCTGGACAATGGTATTATTTGCAATCGATCCGCATGGAGTCGCATGGGCGGTAAAGGAATTTCCTGACTTCGATACATGGGGAGGATGGATTGACTTAACCAAAGACAAATTATCCGCCGGCGAGGCCGCCCAACCGAACGGGTACGGCCTCAAGGATTATGCCGATGAGATCCGTAGGATGGAAAAGATGTGCGGGGAAAGTGAAGTCATCCGCATAATCGACCCGAGGCTTGGGGCGGCATCCTATCAAAAGTCGGAAGGCAGTTCTAACATTATAGACGATTTATCGGATGAGGATATTATCGTTCAGCCGGCAGAAGCACTCGATATCGAAACAGGACTACAGGCGATTAATAATTTGCTCGCATGGGACCGCGATAAACCGATGGATTTGGATAATAAGCCTAAATTGATGTTTTCGGACGAATGTCAAAATCTGATAAGTTGTCTGCAAGCATATGTACCTGGTGACTTGAAGGCCGCTCCAAAAGATTTTGTTGATGTCTGTAGATATTTTTGCATCGGGAACTTCGAGTATTTCAGTGAGGAGGAATTAATTTCAACAGGCGGAGGAGGATATTAATTATGGGAGTAACTAAGAAATGGAGTGCGATGCAGAGGGACCAGGTGGTCATTTTGCGAAAGACTGGGTTGAGTTGGCCAAAGGTAAGCAAAGGAGCGGGAATCCCTCGTTCTAGTTGTCAGAAAATTTGGGCGGAGGATTCGGACGGTGAAGTGGAACTGCCCAAACCACCGGCAAATCAGATAGAAAAAGCACGGGTTCTCAAGCTCGTTCCCAACCCGAGGCTTATGCTCATTTACTTTGAAGATCGGGAAGGGGTTGCAAGGTGCGTAAAGCGGCCCGAGCAGAATCACCCTGTTAAATCGGAAGTATATGTCAAAAAAGTCGAGGGAGACGATGATCTGTATCGAATCGCATGAGCGACAGGAGAAACGAATCGATGCCATGTTACAGGAAATGGTGGTGGAGGAGGGCTTGGCGGCATTTGAGGCGGGCAGAGACCCCAGCAATTTCACCTTAAAAGAAATTAGCGAATTTATCGGAGTGCCTCTTGTCACAGTCCATCGGGTTGAAAAGGACGCACTGAAAAAACTTAAAAAAATAATGTTAGAATTGGAGATCAAAAATGGAAATACAGGAATTTAGCGAAAAAGGGCCGGATGTCGATGCCATCAAAAAGGAGTTCGATGATGCAAAGTCGAATTTATCCTTTTGGATGGATAAAGCGGAACAGGGTAGGGAATGTCGATTTAACGAATGGGCGGGCAAAGATGAAAGCGGAAAGAAGAACGGACCGGAAGCATTTCCATTCGATGGGGCATCCGATTTAGATCCAAACTTGGTTAACCCATTGATCGATGGCGATGTGGCATTACTTAGCCAGTCACTCAGCCAGGCCAACCTCGTAGCCGCTCCCGTTGAAAGTGGAGACATTGGCAGCGCAAAAATGGTGAGCGAGTTTTTGAAATGGCGGATGAACTCAATGACGGAACTTCCTCGGGAGGCCGCAATTGGTGCAAACTATTTACTGCAAAACGGACTTACATTTTTCGGAACATACTGGAAGAGGGAAACTACTCGAGTATTTAAAGATATCAGCCTTGAAGAGATTGCCCAAATGAGTCCCGAACTGGCAATGGCGATCCAAGATCCTGAGATGAAGGAGGGAGTCGAAGAGATGCTATTTCCGTTATTCCCTAATCTAAAAAAGCGAAGAGTTCGGAAGATGATTAATGAACTTCGTAATAAAGGAGTATCGAAAGTCCCGACTGAGAAAGCGGTAGTCAATCGCCCGGCAATCAAAGCATATGAATTGGGTAGGGAAATAATTATCGACTCAAATGTAATCGATTTGGAGTCTGCCAGGAGCATTCACTGCATCCATTACTACAGCCCCGAAGCACTCATGCAGAAGGTCAACGAGGGATGGGATAAGAAGTGGATCGAAGAAGTCCTTGAGAACTCGAAAGGTTTTTATGCGGACGAAAGTTATTCGACTGATTTAATGTCCTACGACTCCGGCAACTTTTACGGCACACAGAATTATGAGGGTATGGTCCGAGTAATTACGACATATCGTAAGGAACTCGATGAGGATGATGTACCTATTTGCACCATTACTTGTTGGGCAGACGAAGCGGAAGGTCATGGGTTTCATAGTCCGATGGAATACGATGAGGGCAGATATCCATTCGTCTGCATCACCCGAGAAAACCTCAATCACCGCCTACTCGATTCCCGAGGTTACCCTGAGCTTTTAAAGAGTTATCAGATTGCAGTTAAGACTGAAATGGATGCCCGAAGAGACCGTGCATCGATGAGTACTTTGCCCCCTGTCGAACATTTGCAAGGCCGCAAACCGGATCGTATCGGTCCGGGCGCACAGATTGCA